ATCCATCTGTCTTCCAAACGGCATACCCATACCAGCCATACTCATACCGCCACCACCGCCACTATCATCTCTTAATGATGCCCTCACTCTGAGGTTTGCCTGTACCATTGATGCGTGTCTTTCAATTTCTTTTAATCTGGCTTCATGTATCTGTCCTGATCTGTTTGCCACTCGTAACGCAGACTCTTGCTGCTTCATTAACTGCTTAGCCATAGATGTTATTGTCCTCATTTCAGCCTTTGTAGCACCTGTTTCTGCTCCAAACTGTTGCATTGCCTTGCGAACTTCAGCCAATATCTCGGTGAAGTTAGAGGTGATCTTAATCTCATCCATAAGATTTATATCTTTCTGTTTACTTAAAAGTTTTCTTAAAATTCCTCTTCATATTAGCACCAACACCAAGATTTCCTTTCCTAGATGAGCCTTTGAACTCTTCTTTCTTCATTTCTTCATACTGTTTTTTATTCATCCATAATATGCCTTTTATATACTTATTTGGTAATCTGTCTACTTGGTGCTTGTCCCAGCCGAAGCTTTCGGCAAGGAAGAAGTAGATTCCGTAGGCAAATTCGGAACTCCCTGTGTGCCTACGAATGTCACCATCCAGTCCTCCAAGAATCGCATTAAAGGGTAGTCTTTCATCACCTCCGAGATGATCTGTTTCGCTGTTTTAGCCTTTAAATTTCTGATGGCAACTTCATCATTTACTGGGAATGGTGCTTTTCTCATAACTTTAGTAAGAACAGCCATTCTATATTTTGGTATGTTTACTTTAGGTTTTGTTACATCTGAAAGATCTACACTTTGATTAACTATGTTCTCCAGTTCACCAAAAGTAAGATCATCTTCATATTCAACAACCTCTTTCTTACCTTCCCAATCGATCTCAAAGGTTTTAATAACCATTACTGTATTTAGTAAGGGCTAATATATATAGGTTTACTCTGCTGTTGCTTGAGTGGTCTTACAGGCAATGGTAGCAGATTTTATTCTCCAGTTAATCTCTTCAAATATAGGTTCAACTGGTTCTATTCCTGTAATGCTAATATCTGTTGGTGCTAATCCCACTCCTGTTATCTTTATCTCGTTTTGTGTGGATGATGCTGTGTTTTGGAACACTAATTCTAATTCTGGTGAACCACCAAGTGTTTCTTCAAATGTTGTTGAGGTGTTTTGTCCTATCTGTGCTAATACACCCTCTAATAAATTCTTGTTTAATAATGAGGCTCTAAATCTTCCTGTTAGGTCAAATACTCTCCTGTAAGTAGATACTGCTTGGTTGCTTCCTATTCCATAAAGCAGATCTGGGTTTTGTCCAAATGTAAGATCTACATCCTGAACTTGTGCTATTACGTTACTACCTACTGTTAATTTTCCATGTGCAAATGTGTATGCAAATTCTTCTGTTGGTTCGCTTGGTGCTGTTCCTATTGTAGTGCTTGGGGCTATTTCCTTACCATAAGTCATATCTATTGTAGCACCCACAGTTTCTCCTATTGAAGTTGAAAGACCTAATGAGTTAACAACACATCCTTTTAATGTTCTTACAATATTTTGACTATCTCCGTCATATCCTATCTCACATACCAATGAAGTTACATTCTTTGGCTGTATAGCACCCCATGTATGTGTATAAACCCCTGATGATGCTGATGGTGGTGCTGGGGCTACTCCATATACTGCTTCAAAAATCCAAGGGTTGCTTAGATTAAATCCCACTGAAAGTGAACCTGTTTGCTGTCCATAAGCATATTTATGTATTGTAGTTTGATTAAGTCGTGGCATGTCTATCCTATTATGGGTTAATGACCAGTTTGTTACCCTGTCTTGTAAGCCAAACTTCTTATTTGGTGTACCGCCTGTGGCATATGAAGTCTCATATTCATACTTAAGATAAGCAGATGCACCAGTTCGGATACTAACCATATGTATTATTTAAGGACTTAGTATATAAATTTTCCATTCTAGGTGGGATTTATCTTTCTATACCTGACTGTTAGGACATGTTTCCAAATATTCCTATATGTATCACTTGCAGAAATAGAGCCTGTTAGCAGTAAATCCACAAAATTCACCCTTCTAATATTGTCTTTTATAATTTTAGCTGTCTCTTTTACAAGATTATTCAGCCTGTCCTGATTCATATATGACCACAGATCTATCTGAATATCAACATGGTGTAGAAAGTCAGAACCATATAATCCGAAGTAGTCTATTTTCTCCTTTTTTGGTGTCAACAAGATGGTATCTCTGGTATAGTCAGCCAAACCTACAACCTTACGCTCCCATACAACATCAATATTTGGAACATCACCAGAATTGTCAGTTATTCCCCATTTATCTTTTAATAGAGATTGCATATCTTCCAATGCATCATACATCGCTGTACCCATTACTTCGCACCTTCCCTGTATGTATAATTAGAGCCGTAATCAAATGTCCCAGTAAAGAATTTTTCCTTATTTGAATATGAATTCATTGCTGGTCTCATCCACATTGTTGTTATATCCCAGTCTTCGGGTGTCATATATGCTGGTTTCTTTCCAACATAATAGATTTTTCTTGCAACCTTGTAAGCTATACTGTCTACCATACTTTCAAATTTTTTGGGTTGATTTGCAACTTCCATTAGATCTGGGTCTGACTGAATTTTTGTACCCATAATCCATTCTTTTAAATCATCAATACTAATTCTTGTTCCGGGCGGTGTACCACCATGAAATCTAGTAGGTTTCATTTGGGAGGGATAGTCAAAGTCCTCATCATAGGCATATCTTGGATCATCAATGTAGTAGTCTATCCAATCATCAATATACTCATCTGTTGATCTTCCTATCATAAAATCAGTATCACCCTCTTTTGGCAATTCAAAAGAAGTTGATGGGTCTAAATTCATTTTTGGTGTAACATCAGATACATCAAACTTTAAAACATTTCCAACCATTGTAACACTGTCTTCTGGGTATCCACGTTCAGCCATTTTTTCTTTTGCCCGTTCAAACATCTTTCGTGTAATGTTTTGCATAACACGTTGAATGTCAGCTTCTGTACTCATGTTAATGGGAATACTTCTCTACGATTTTCAACGCAGTTTTCAATATCTTCCTTCCATGCTCTTTTGGCTTCACCATAATTAAATCCGCTAGAACCAAAGGGAAGTTTGTCCATTCTGAAACTGGTGTTTATAAACTCTATTGAAACCATCTTGATTACACAATCCTTAATGTCTCCGGGTATTGTTGTGTCTCCAGCAAAGCTTTCTCCACCATACCTGTAAGTAAGTCTTACCCTGTTCTGTCTTAAAATTGAAAATATAAAACCCCTAAGATACAACCTGCCGTAATCATAATCCATATCATACCATTGGTCGTTGGTCAAAATGTTTTCATATGTTGCAGAAGCACCCTGCCATATTTCTATTTTGTCTCCCTCAGCAACATCAAAATCATAAATATTTCTATGCTGAAGGTATATTGGAGTACCCCAACCAAAGACATACAATAATGGTAAACTATGTCTTTCGCCTGTTATTGTCTTTGATCTCCAAGCATGTCCGATACGCCTGTCTAACTCATCTTCCTTCCTGTTGATAATTTTCTCAATCTGTATCTTATTTGGTACTGTTGTCGCAGTTATCGGTATTCTTAGATAATCTCCTACATCTTCTACTGAGCAATATGTAGTTGCCATATATATGAAGTAACTTGTTCTGTATTTAAATTTTAGCTATTTGAAGACTACTGTAACTTCAGCACTGCCTGTGCATTTAGCATATATACCATTCTCAAATCTTCTATGGATATGTTCATAGTCTCCTTGTGCTGCCGTGAATATGGTAAATTCTACTGGTGTAGCACTTGAAGTCGTACCGTTTATAAACTCTACCTTGTTAGAGCCAGATCCAACTTTTGTGACAAAAACACATACAACCACTCCATGACCTCCTTTGATCAGGGTGTTTGAATTAAATGATACTACATTATGATTTAGTTCTACCATATATTGTGTAATATATTCCCTTATATAAACTTTAAGAAAAAAAAAGGGCTGTTTTTGGACTCTAGTAGCCTATGACTAGAAACTCGTAGATTTTTGAGTTGGTTGTTGAGCTTGTATTTGCAACCTCTGTAAGTGAACTTCCTGAACCACTGCCATACAGTTTAATCTTCTCGTTTGCTTTGTCATATACAACTACATGTAGACCGTTGTTATATGTTGGTATTACAGCAACGAGTGTAGATATTCTGCCCTCTTTGAGGTCAGCAGACACTCCGTTGGTCGCATATGCATCAGAAGCACCAAAGGTAACTTTGATAGCATACACTCGCAACTTTGAAACCAAAGCTGCTTGCCATGAGAGTGTTTTTCTCACGTTTGCACTTGTCCAATCTGATGTACTGATTGTTAATGCCATAGATATAAGAAATATCTAAAGACTTATAAAGATTACTTCCACCAAGAGCCTAATAGGTGTAT